CAGCCTCCATACCAGTCAAAGTTAATTGAACTCCGTTGAAGTCACCCATTGCAGCTCCACTTGTATGTGAACCAGCACTTACTTCTAATCCATTCACTTCACCTAACAACCAAAAAGTACCATCCTTTTTCTCAATAATAGTCAACAATCTTGCCTGAGCTAAAGTCAACCACTTGTTGCGTGAAGTTTGACTCATCTTAGCAAAGTTTGCCACTACTGTTTGAGTGTAGAATACTGTTCCATTCGCTGGAGCTGAAGTAATCTCCTCAGTAAAAGAGTCTGCTGCTTGTGGCATTAACTCATACTTGTAAAAACTAACTCCACTCACGTTAGAAACACCTGAAGCAGTTGTACTTGTTATAGTAGCTGCTGAAGGTAAACCATTAGCAAAATAGATATTCTTTAAACCTCCTACTGCATCCTTGCAATCAAGAGTATAACCTGATGTTACTGCACACGGCATAATTTTTTTCTCCTTTTATTGTTTATAAAAAAGGGGATAAGGCTTGAACATTCAAACCGAATCCCCTTCTTTGATTATTATTTAAGCTCCTAAGAAATAAACGATTTCAGCTGGGAATGCGATTTGTACACCTGCTTTGAATTCAGCAATGTAGCGAACTTCCATAGCCTCTTGAGCGTAGAATAACTCGAACTTGCTTTCCTCTCCTAACACGTCACAACCAAAGAACATATTTGAAGTTCTCATAGCGTATATTCTGTTAGTTCCGTTCAAACCATTTACACCAACTACTTTAATGTTAGTACCTGGAATAGTGATTTCAAAGTTACTGCTTGAAGCGTCTGTGTTGTAATGGAAAAGATTTGCGTTAGTTAAAGCTAATTGGTAAGTTCTGAAAGTGTCAATACCTACAAATACCATTGTATCAGTTTTATCTACCAATGCAGCAGGAATAGCTCTGAATACACCTTGAATGATTGCGATTACATTTGATACAGTAATTCCGCCTGTTGCAGAGTAAGGCGCACCTGCCATAAATGCTGAAGAGTTAGCAGCGATTGCACTACCTGAAACAGCAGTAATGATTTTAATTAAACCATCAAAACGAGCTAAAGCATTGTCACCGCTTCCAGTGTCACCTTGCCAGAAAGCTCTTTCCAAATTTTGTGCAATTAAACCAGCTTTTAAGTCTGTGAATTGTTGCTCAAATGGAATGCTCTTAGGATTAGAACCTGAAGGCAATACTAACTGAAGGTAAGTAGTCTCCAAAGTTTTAGGACACAAAGACTCGTGAACTCTGATAGGAGCAACGGTCAAACTTCTGTTAGTAAAAGTTGTAGTTCCTGAAGCTAAGAAACCGCAAGATGTACCTGATTGAAATACAGCGTCAGTGTCCATTACGTTTACTTGACTTGCTGATTTTACGCCAGGCATCTTAGTTGCCAAGCTGATTGATTTTGCAGAGAACAATGATTTTGTTAAGAGTTCTCTTTCGTTAGCCTTTGTATAAGCGGCTAAAGATGTTACATTAAATGCCATTTTTTTATTTATTTAAAAAGTTTAAAATTTCGTTTAGTTTATTATACTGGTTGTCTTTCTCAGCTTGAAAATTTACATTGAAAGGTTTAGCTTCTACTACTTCAGAAGGTGCATCTGCTAACTTTTCAACTATCTCAACTAATTTAGAGAAAGCATCTTTTTGAGTATTCATTTTCTCCTCAGTTGCGCCCATCTTTTCAGAAATCTTAGCCTCTAAAGCTGCCATCATTTCTTCCATTTTCATCACCTTTGCAGCTAACTCTTCAATCATTGGCATATAGTCTTCAGCCATTTTTTGTTCTGCCTCAATTTCAACTTCTACTGAAGGCTCTTCTTCTGTTGGCATAACTTCAGGAACTTCTAAGGAAATTACTTTACCATTTTCAACTGTGATTTTTCTGCCGTCTTGTAACTCGTGTTCGCCATCTGGAGCTGGTACTTCACCTGACTCACTTACTACCATAACACTTGTTCCTTCAGCCAATGGTCCTTCCCACTTAATAATGGTTAATCCATCGGCTAACTTTGCCTCCTCAAAAGACATAGGAGTTTCTTCTGTGAATATCTCCTTTAATTTGCTTAAAAGCACTTTTACATCGCTCATATTATTTGTATATATATTTGTTTTATTTAATTGTAATTTATCTATTAAAGCAATAGCTTCTTGAACATTTGAAACCATCTCTACTTTTCTATCTGTAAACAATCCCTCTACTGAAAATCCTTTAAACTTTCCGCTCTTGATATAATCGTTCCAAATCTCTTCATTGTCTACTTTGCAGGAAATAAACCAAGAACCATCGGGTAACTCGTCAAAGCCTTCAGGTGTTTTTATTCCTCTTTCTGAATCAATAATAAAAGACTCGATTAAGTACACCCCATCGGCTAACATGTTCTTTTTATGTTGCAAGTTGAAGTTAGTTCCGTATTGATTTTTAAAGTATCTCTCAACTATTTTTTGAATAGTCTCTTTTGAGAAAACTACGTTGTACTCTTCGCCATCTTTTGACCTACGATAAATAGGTTTGTCGGGAATCATAGCGGCTCCTGAGATTATTTGTTTGTCGGTAGTTTTAAAGTTAAAGTTTTTCTTATCCCACTTAGTGTAACAAATAGCTGCTGCTTGTTCTTGTTCAATACCGTTTCCGACTTCAACCGAAATGCACCTACTAATAAACTCGTTCTTGTCTTCTCCAGCTTTAGGTTCTACTACAAACTCGTCAATCTGTTTTAACTTTCTACTTGCCCACTCTACCCCTTCGTCTCCGCCCCAAGCTAACCACATTAAAGCTCCGCAGTCCTCTTTTGGGTCGCCTTTAGAGTTCTCTCTGTGCCTTTCAAAACCTGACATTCTCGCAATCGTTTCTCTGCTTAAGTTCTCTCCGTTTGCTAATTGAGAAGCTCTTACCCAACCTACTTGAGTGCCACAATCTAAGTTGTATTTTTCTTTTAATTCAATTGCTCTTTTTGCATTCTCACTCGCTGCCTTAGGATAGTCGCTGTATGTCTCAAATTGACTTTCAAAAGCTACCCAGTCGTACTCAATTGCGGGGGATGAGACTAAAGAAATAAAGTCTACCCCAGTCTCTTCGTCCTCGTTAATTAGTAGCTCGTATAAAGGAAGTTTAGCCATATATTTAGATAGTTTTTTTTAGATAAGTTTTAACCTATTACAGCCTTAGCCTTGATGGCATCAACTTTATTTTGTGTATTCGTAATATCGGTTTCAGTCACATATACTTTTGTTGCACCAGTATTGTTTACATCAATCGGATTTGTATTGTCTATTCGTGTAAATGAACTTGCTGGTCTTGTCATTGGCGGAGCTGACATACTCGCACTACCTCCACCGCCTCCACCTGGTACCTGAACAGCTAAAATCTTATTGACGTTTGCTATACCTGCTGCCACTACTGCTGCTGCTGCCAAAGCTCCTCTAAATGGTGAGGTAGGGTCGCCAGGCGTTAACTGTGTATTGTATGCTTTAACAGCTCCCAAATATGTATCAATTGTTGCGGCTGCTACTGCTAAGGCTTTCCCTTCTGCTGTACTTTCTCCTAATACACTTGCAAAAGTTTTTAATGAATTAGAATAAGATTCTAAGGCTTTCTCTCTATTAGTTCTTGTTTCATTTTCAAGTTTCTGTGTAGCATCGGCATTCTCTTTATTAATATCGTATTTTTTCTTGGCAATCTCAGCCTCTAATGCTGTTGTTGATTGTCCATAATCCTTAGCTGTTTGTAGTTTCTGTTCAAGCTCTTGTAACTCTAAACTCTGCTGCTCTTTTCTAATTTGTTCCTGAGTTAAATTGTTTTCGTAGAGTAGTGTTTGCTGCTTTTTGTAATAGTCCTCAGTCGCTTTATTGCTGTCTTCAAATTCTTTTGTTATTCTTTCTTGCTCTGCCTTCTTTGCGTCATCTATTTCTTTCTGAGCAGCTAATTCAGATGCTACTTTTTCTTTATTTAAAGACTCAATTGACTTAACTACTTTTCGCCTACGCATTATTGACTCAGCCTCTAACTCATTAACTCTTGCGATAGCTTCTGCCTCTTGCGCCAATGCCTCATCACTTGCAGAAGTTAACTTGTTTCTTTCTTTTATTGCGTTAGCTTTCTGTTTAGCTATTACTAATTCTTTTGCTGCTAAACTTTCTTCACTTGCTGCTACTTCTTGGAGTGCTTTAATTCGTTCGTCAAAAGTAGCGTTCTCATCCTCCATCATTAATCTCGCTGCTGCCGTTTGTTTAGCTTGTTTGCTTCTTTCTATTCGTAGCCCTCTTTCAGCATCCTCTACGCCTTGTAAAATAGCTTCAATCCTTGCAGATTCTTTCGCTGCCTTAGTCGCTTCTGCTGCTACTTTGCTGACTTCATTAATTGCATTACCTACTTTCTCAGTAATACCTTCTACTCCTAAAGTAACTTTGCCGACTGCATCCGCTGCTACTTGTCCAGCCTCAGAAAACTTTCCCTCAAATAATAATCCAATAGCTTGTCCTAATGCTGGTACTAATTCAATTAAACCTTCAAAACGATTAGTTATATTTTCTTGGATTAAATTAGCAAAATCAGTTAAAGCTTGTTTAGGATTTTCAAACATTCCAATCAATAACTCAGCTACCTTAGCCAATGAATTCATTACTACATCTAACCCAGTTTTTAAACCAGCCATTGCTGCATCAAATCTATCTGCGCCATCATTAGTAGAGGTGAATGCTTTAAATAGTGTAAATAGTGCTGCTGCTATTGCTGCTAATACTGCTCCGATTGGATTGGTCACTAAAGCCCACATACCTTTCACTACATCTCCTAACGCATTAACTACTCCTCCGATTGGTCCAGGCAAATCAGCAAAATCTTTCTTTGTTTCTTTAACTGCCTTTCCAGTTTTTTTGGTAGTCTTTTCGGTCTCTTTTAGATTATCGTTTAAGTTTTCCGTAGCATTACTTAACTCATCAACTTGCTCTACCGAATCACCAGTATCAACTTCTGTTTTTATTTTTATATTATTTTGCGCCATTCAGTACCTCGTTTTCTGTGTTAATGATTATACTTAATATACTTGAATCAGCTAAATCAATTAATTTAATTAACTCTTCAAATTCTGTTCGCTCAATTAATTCTTTAAATCTATTATACATTTGTGTTGTTATTAAAAATTACTGTCCAATTTCCTGAATAAGGAACAAACCAAGCTGTATGCTTAGTCTTAAGTTTAAAACTCGCCTCGCCTCCGATTAACTGACCTGAAATTGGATAGATGTCTATATCCGCTCCGTTTTGATTGTGAGTTATAATTAAAGGATAGCCAGTTTTTAACTTAGGCAAATTAGCATCGGGTAAGTAGACTCTGCTGTTACCATCTAAAAGCCAAATAGTTTGAGTGAAATCTATAAATACATAGCCATCGTTAGTGTATCTAATATCTGTGTAGTTCTTACTTCTGTCACTTAAAAAAGGATTGTTCTCATCCTTAAATAAATCGGGCAAAAGTATCTCAGGTAGATTAGGCTGCTCAGGTTCAAATGTTGCGTAGCCTCCGTTGGTAGTAGTTGACTCGCTAATAAATGATGGAGCTAACTTTAATTTAAGGAATTCAATCTTAACTGGGTCATCCGAGTTCATATCGTATTCAACATTGTGCAGCCTGTAATACTGTTGGTCTATTCGGTAGTAATCTCTAAATGATAAATTCGCCAATTGATTAGGGGAAAGATGAAAGTAACCACTAACTAACTTTGAGTCTTTGTCGGTAATCTCTGAAATAGTCTTTAACCAATAGGAGTTATAAAGATTTGCCGTAGTTATTGCTGGTCTACTTCCATACTGATAAGCTCTTGCTGTTGAGCATTCAAGTGAGAAGGTCGGAGCTGTAACACTATCTAACATACCCGCATAAGGAAACTCCTCATACCTTACAAATCCAGTTGCTGCTGTTTGCCACAAGTTCCAGCCTGTTGAAGTATTTACTAAACCTCCGTATTGCAAAAGTCGGATATTATAGACTGGTAGTTGGCTTGAACCTGTTGAAGGGTCTTGCGGTCTTATCTTAGTTAGCACTCTATCGTTTGCAGTTGAGTCAGCCAAAGGACTTGCAGAGAATCCAAGCTCAACTGTTTTGGCGTCTCTTACAAAGTCATTGTTAACATTAAACTTTAAAGTACTAAATGGTTCTCTAAAAACGTCTTCGTATCTTTTATTGAACTCGTCTGAATCTGACTTGTAAGACATTTCAAATACACGGAAATCAAGTAAACCCATCGGCTTTATTTCAAGCTCTTGAGAAACGTCTAAATAGTTAGTAAGGTCTACTAAGTTCTCAGTGTAGAATTCGTCTCTCGGCTCAATGATTAGTTTTTTAGGGTCAATCTTATCTACCTCAACGTATAAATTGAAAGCTTTAATTAAATACTGAAGGAACTCTGTTTGTTTAATCTTCTCAGGTAGTGCAGACGCTATGTCAATTGTTTGGCCTTCTTGGTAAGTAGCTTCAGGGTTTGAGAACATTGCAAGTCCTGAGTTAAAAGTGATTGTAAATAGTGTAGCATTTACTGCTGTTCCAGTTCCAAAATAAACCATAAAAGGATAAACCTTATCGCCTACTTGAATATCAAAAGCCTCACTATTTAATTTGACATCTCTCGTCTCCCCTACCAATAAGTTATAGCCTATTCCTGGATTATTAACTATTGTTATTATTTGGCCACCTCTGTTAACTCTTATGCCCATATAAATTCTAATCCTACCTACACCAGTTCCACTTACTGAGAATCTACCTTCTAACGCAAATCTATAAGAACCTGCTAACCCTGAAGGACATTCCCACCAATGATTCGTAGTACTTACTCCTGCTGGACTTGTATCGTTGTCATTTTGATTAAGGCCTAAAATAAATTCAGTAGATTGATTTGCATTTGTACTCGTGTAGCTTAATGCAGATGAGCTTGTCATTAAGAAAGTTCCGTTCTCTACTTGTGTTGAACTCATCCTAAAATCGCCCCCGCAAAAAGGGACTATAAGGTTCTTGAATCGTTGAGAGTTAAAAAAGTTTGATTGGTACCTATAACCTACACCTGCAAAAATAGAGTCAACTATTTGTTTAGCGTAAATAGCAGGGTAAAAAGTTGTAAGGTTATAATCGTTCTCAGTATTGCCGTTTGAGTTGCCTCTGTCAATTAGTGGATAAACATATCCAGTCCCATCGGGTTGGCCACTTGCGTTAAAATTTACATAGGTAGTACCGTTCTTTATTATTGAAGTGTCCCAGCTATTTTCTACGTTCGTTTTATTCCAAACGTGGTCGTAAGCGTTTAAGTCTAACTCTTGCAAACTTAATTCCCCTAAGTCCTGAAATAGGTTTGCGAACTTACCAATCATTACGCATTCGTACTCTATTGCGCCATCTACATTCTTAATACTTAACAATTGCAAGTAACCTCTGAGCTGTTGGATTCCTTTTCTGTAAAGTATTGCCTCAGCTTTTAAATTCGGATTAAAGTCAGGCTGAAAATTTAAGTTAGTAGTGTTTATTACTGACCTATCAAGATTAAAGATACTTGAGAATAGTGAATGATTATTTGCGGTGCCAGGAATGGTTATAGATTTTGAGTAATCGCTTTCTCTTTTCTCAGGTTCTCTAATATCTATAATAGACTTGTTTATCGGCAATGGTACCGAATCGTATAAGTCCACGTTAAAAGAATCCGTTACAATTCCTGAAGCGTTGTAAACTACTATTTTTAGTTCTGTTTGGTTCATAGTGATTGGCGATAATTGTCGAAGGTGTATTCTAAAGTCAATTGTAGTGAGCTTATTTGTCTATCGTTAATGTATATCTTTTCCTCGTAGTTGCTCTCTTTAATGTTTACGGGTATATAAGTCGCTCCGTATTCCATCATTACTACTGGACTTAGCACTAACTCTTTTAAGCCTATCCATTCAGCATCGGTCAACCCATCGGAATTTATTTGAATCGTGTCCGTAAGTTTAGTAAAGTAGTTAGTTTTAGCTCTGAATGTTTTAGGATAATTTAAAGGCTGAAATTTCTTGAACATCTTTCTTTCTATGTCGGTGAAGTTGCGACTAACTTTAGTAAATGTATAAGCATCAAATCCTCCCAAATTATTTAACCAATGTAATCTAATAGGTGAATACTTTTGGCAGCTCGTATCAATCAAGAAGGTTCTGCTAAAATAAGTTGTTGCTCCGCTCCCAGCTGTGTTCTGTCCGTTAACCCGATAGTAGACTGCATTCGGATAATCAAAAGCCGCATCGTAAACCGATTTGTAATATCCACTTGCATTACCTGAGTTAGCGACATTGATAGAATTAATTGACCCAATCGGAGTGAATCCAGCATTTGACTCAATTAATAAATTTAGATTTTTATCTAATACCTGAACATTGATATTACCTACTATACCAGTACCATAGATTTCATCGTAATCAAAATAAGTTAAAAACCTTTCCTCACCATATCTGAGCTTTTCTTGAAAGGTAGTTTGATTCAAAGTTAAACCTGATTCAATTGGTGAGTTTACATTGTAATCAATGAATGCTGTTTTGCTCCAGTCTAAGAAATCAAAAATAGCATTTGTTGAATGTGCGTTATTACCACTTGCATAGAACCCAGTTAAGTTAGGGTAAATTACTGGTATACCTGAAGCATTGTTGCGTACCTCTCCGAACTCAACCCAGTAGTCAACCTTAGAGTTTATGCAATGATAGATACCAGATGCGTTATAACTTGCGAAGTCATAGCTAACATAGTTGCGTAGTACTTCACTCACATCTACATCTATCGTGTTAATGCCTGGCTGTTTTGGGTAAGTCAATCTTGCGACTGGGTTAGTCTGTCCGCTTACATTAATGTCCACCAAGAATTGAAAACCCGCAGCAGTTGCGTTAGTACTCTCCAATCCGAATACCATCTCATTGTATACATTCTGCCAATTGTTTGGCTGTGAATTTATAATCATTTTAAAATATTTTTTGTTATCGTAATTTCAATTGACCTACCTAACGCATCAGCTAATCCTTGTGCGAATGCTGCTACATTGCGTTCGCTTAGTGCATCGTTGATAAAATTAGTTGGTTTTATACCTTCTCGCTTAATACCTATTCCCATCGCGTAAGCCATCTGCGTCTTCTCATCAATTTGTTTTTTCTTTCTTTGGTCCTTCGTCAAATCTCTTGTTTGTGAATACCTACTCTCAATCGGAAAGCCTCTCTTTGTAATCCATTTTCTCAATGACTTATTAAAGGCTGGACTGACTGACTCTTTTTTGAATGAATAAGGTGAATTGAATTTGTTACGAGTACCACTTACACCCTCGTTTAAAAAGTCACCGTAATAGTTCATCTCAATAGACATTTCAAAACTATTCCCATTGGCACTCAAAGGTAAAGTGATTATTGACTGCACTAATTCCGAATCCGCATAGTAAGCATCTAACTCGGTTAGGTTAGATTTCATAGTATCGGTTAAGCCATTGACAAACCTAACTAAGGCCTCCTCAATAATAGAATCAAACTGAATAGGACCAGCTTCTGCGTCTGTTCCTAAATCGCCTAATAACTTAGTGTAGTCTGTTTCTGCCATTCTCTTTCTTTATCTGTTCCGTGTGTTCAATGTGGTAGCTTACTATATTAAAAAACTCCTTCAGTCCTAAATTAAAAAAGTAGTCCCACTTTGTTTTATCGTGGTTAGCTAAATTATCTATTGTTGCGACCCATCCCCATTTTGTATAAAAGTTCTGAGCCTGCTCAAAGTCTCCTCCTTCGTGCTTAGGAAATAAGTTAGGATATTGTCCGATAATTTGCTTGAGAGAGTGCAAAAAAAAAGCATAATCGGATAAGCATCCTTTACTTTCATTTGATTAAGTAGTAGTTCACTTATTTCTTCGTGTTCGTCTCCGTTGTACTTACTTGGCTTTCCAAATCTCCAGTTAATAGGTCTTATACAACTTGCTACTATCTTGTGTATGTTTTCTATCGGGTTGGATTTTGAAAAGTGTGAAATATCTATGAATTGACTTGCGCTAATCTGACTCAACCTGTAATCCACAAAGAACCATCTACCGCCTACTTTAACTCGTTTCTTGTAGGTTGTCTTAATCGGTTGGCTTTCTAACTTTTCAAAGTCTGAGTAAAGGCTGATTATTTGCTCCGAGGTAAAACCATCAAAGAACTCAAGTTCAATTTTGTAGACAATTGAAAGCTTCTTTTTCTTGCCTTCAATTCCCGACTCAGTTACTTGTTGCAGTTCTATGAAGTCCTTTAAAGTTAAATTATAGTAATTGCTTCTCATTTATATTATATAGTTTTTTAGGCTCGGATTGTAACATATTGGCCTCGTTTGTGTTCTTGCAATCTCATCAAGGCAAGATAGCGTGTAGCATCTATTAAGTGGTTGTTGAAGTCTACTGGTTCGTTAACTATCTTTCCTGCCTTATCAGTTTTCCATTTATAGGTGCGGAACTCCTTTTGCAGGTTGTTTCCGATTAAGTGCAGTCTATATCTCCGCAGAATATCAATTGAGTTAATAATGCTGTCCTTACCTTTCTGTGTTGGTTTGATATTGTAACCGAGTCTGTAAACCTCCTCTATACTTTTAGGTTCAGCTGAGTCTGCAAAGATTTCTTTTCTGCCTATCTCTAAACTCTTCAATCTTTCTGCGATGTCTTGGTTAGTTAGTCCTCTATCGTACAGCTCTTCTCTTATGTATAGCTCTTGCTCGTACTTCCAAACAGAAACAAGTGCGGTAGGGTCGGCACTAAATCCCCAGTCTAAACCATAACCGATAAAGTTAGCTTCGTTTGGTACCGCTACTTGGTTGGTCCAATTGTTGAAGACTAAACCCATTAACTGCCCTCTCTCACCAAGTCCAAATATTTTCCAATATTCAGGGTCGGCTTGTTCAAGGCTCTCAATTTCCCTTTTAAGTGCATCGGGTAAATGTGGGTTATCCTTGTAGGTAGTTATAATCAATCCGCAATCGTCACGGGTTAATACTTGGTCGTATATCCAATGCTCAAAGTCAGATGGGTTATAGTCAATAATAACCTTGCCAGTCGTTCGCAAAAGTAATTGCCTCCAGTCTTCAAGGTCTATCTCATTTGCTTCGTTAACGAATAGTATGTCTCTTTTCCTTCCTCGTATTTTTTGCGCATCGTCTACACTAAAAAACTCAATCAGATTC